CGCTTGCGTTATATAAAATGCATCTCTTGATAAAACGCCATTTGATATCTGCGCTTGGCATTTTAAAGCGATAGATCCTGTAAAAGAGTATTTTGACCCATCAAATGTGCCATTGACTATTGCTGAAGGAGTTGCATAAGCTCGAAAACCTTGAGGAACAATTTGCCAAGCGTATCCTCCACTGTCTGTAGGCCAGTTTACGCCTGAAACATCAGGGGAATTTGAATATGAAATTTCTGCGACGTCATCTAATTGATGAGTAATTGTTCCAGATAAAACTAAGTCTCTTTTTGTTTTATTAGGACCTATGGATACTTGATTGTATAGAGCAACAGTTAACCCTGGTCCTCCTACGTCAAAAGCTCTTGAGTCTTCTCCTGGTGGGTTCGGGGAATCAATCGTAATTGGTATAAAACATTTTGTTTTATCGTTGAACCATCCAGGTCCAGCCTCTAGTGGTAATTCAATGACTGCTTTTTCCAATAAAAAAGGTTGTTGAATTGGTATCGTAAAAGATTCATCTTGCGTAGCAGAATATCGCTGGTCTATTTGAAGACTTTTATCATATCTCTTTATTATAGCTTGAGTTTCATTTTGCCTATTCCATCCGCTTCCAATGCTTGCATCAGTGCTATACGGCGCTACTAATCTATTGCTAGATCCTGAAGCTAAATTAAATCCGAATGCGTTAAATCCTCTATCAACCTCTATAAGATTAAGGGCATCTCCATATGGGTCTGCAATATCAAATTGTCCACCAGCAAATGATGATGTTGGGTATTGCCATCTTGACGTTCTTGAATTAAAATAGTATACACTCGAAGAAGCACCAAACATTGTTGTTTTATGATCAACTCTGAAAGATAATCTGATCTGCGTTTTTGATTTAAGAGACTGATTAAATCCTTCTCCTACATCTTGAATGCTAGATCCAACTGTAAAAAATTGATCTGTATCAGATCCTGGGTCATTTTCAAATAGCTTATTTTCCGTGAATGGAGAAATATAGCTTTTTTTATTGTCTTCTAGATAATCCTGTACGTTAGATTTTGATATGCCACCGGTTACTACAAACTCTCCTGAAAATAGATCTTGATTTTCTGTTACCCCAAAAGTTTCGGGGGCATAGAATCTTGGCAACGTTGAAGGATAATTCACGACAAGTCCTGAAGATCTGTAAACTATCGATTTTTTATCATCAAATATGATGCTGGAATTTCCTGATCTAGAATCTCCTGTTCTTGCAACTGTAGGAAGTGTTAGCCTTGAATCTCTTTCTCTAAGAGTTTGTCGCGGCAAAACTTTTCTTCTGTTGAGAGGAGGTTGAAAAGTAAAAATTGCGCCGGACCTAGCCTGTCCCGGCCAATAATCTTCAGTTGTTAAATTGACTGAATATGGGACTGTATAAATCGTTGTTGTATCAACATAAGATCCAGAAACAGTGCCTCCAAATTTATATTTTGATCTCTGGTTCTGTTGATAATCTAATTCATAAGAAAAATCTCTAAATCGCCATGTTCCGTTCGGCATAAAAATGCCTATTGTGGCTCCTTGCCCAGCAGGAACGGACCCGACACTTAATTGATTTTTTGGAGAATATTTAAATTCAATTTTCCCATTTTCGTATAAAACAGCTTCAAATTCTAATCTGGTATTTGTTGTACCAGAGTTAATAGAGTGCCATCTTACGATTAGCCTTCTGCCTTCTGGGCAAGTATCATTGCAATACTGGATTGCAAACTTTCTTGGATTAATTCTGGGATCAACTGGTGATAATCCACGATCATATAAATCTGTTGTTGACGTTGGATAATCTCTAGTGTTTGCTAAATCATCCCACCACACAGCAAAGAACGAATGATTGGCCAAAAAAGATGATTTAATTGATCCATTTTCGTATGGTAAACCGCCGTCTAACACGTCACTAGCAGAAAACGTTGTTGTAGGATCAACCAAAACAAGCCATCCATCTACTGAAACGTTAAAGTTTGTATAACGAATTCCATCAAAAAGAAACTCGAATCCAATAGGGGTATCACCGCTCAATCCGCCTGACATCCCTGATTTTCCTGCGTTTCCTGAAACTTGAGAAAATTTTTCTTGTGGAACTTTTGTTAATCCCGTTTGTTGATCTACCGTCAACGTAAGAATATAATTTTCAAACGTTCTATCAGGAGCAGCTCGTAAATATTTTGGTGTAGGCATCAGTGAGCAAAGCCTCCGAAAGCTATTGAATCAGTGCCTTTAGACCATGCATCGCCATAAGTCCATCCACACGTTGCAGATATTTTTCCTTCGGAAACATATTCTTCCGTTGATGGGCTCATTTTTAAAACAGCGCTATTCATATCAATTGACAAATTTGTTGATAATTGTATCTTGGTTGAGATATCATTAAAAGGATCTAGGTACGTTTTATCATCATTGAAGAACATCATCGTTGGAATCTTTTTCACAGTTCCCATCATGTCAATGAGATCCATCCACGGCGGGATTTTATCTTTTGTATTTTTATTGTCAACTGTTAAAATTCTGCTTGTTGACATCATAATATCTGTATTCCCATCCATCATGAGACCTTTTATTGAGTGAGCTTCAAATGGAACGTCTATGCTAAACAATGCCGCGACAGCACGAATCGTAAACGGTTCGATTACACCATTGAAATTGTAGTTTTCAGTTTCATCACTATCATGAGTGATAATTGGATAAGTAACAGATTCATGAGATAGAAGATACTCAACTGGATCGTAATAATCTAACTCTTGATAATAGTTTTGCTTTAAGAAGTTTCTATCTGCACCGTAAAAGTTTTTTCTAAGAACATGACCAGGTTCTCCTGCATGAATTCTTGGCGAAGTTCCTGCAAAGAAATGTTTTATTCTTGTTATCTCTACGCCTTGACGAAATCCATCAATCAAAGATGTGTTAATTGATCCAGTAAACGTGTATTGATCAACGTTACTGGGCTTTACCTTTTCATCTTTATCTGCACCTGGGCCATCGTCAAAATATTCTTTACTAACTTTAGGTAAAAAACCATAAAAGAATACTTCATTTTTTTTAGGGGTTAATAGCTGAGATGCTCTGTTAAATACGTTGTTCATTGTATTTTTCTATGAGAATTCATGTTCACAATTTAACATCAAATATTGGATCTTGTCGTTTTCTGTCCTGGCTCAAATACATTTGTGTGAAATAATATTCATGCTTGTGTCTTTCTAACATATGAGATTCAATAACAAAGTTTGATCCTTTGAAAACTGTTTTTCTTGGCAATAGTTGTTCGATGAATGTACTGATTGAATTATCAAACCAGCTATAAAATTCTAAGAATGCCTTAAAATTTAACTTACTCTTTAACCTATTGAAATAGACGTTTCTCAACTTTTCTAGATCAGGATAATCTGGAGAGAATGCCAGTTCCGGTCTTCCAATGAAGTTTTCAATAGAATCAAAAGTAGAAAACATATTGATTATGTCTTTGTTTAACGCGTCTATCAACGAGAAATCTATTGAAAATCTTACGTCATCTTGGGGGGATTCTGATCTTACAATTTCGTAAACCGGCGTTTTTGATGCCCATTGATTTCGATTTATCAAGTCTTCACTTTGGTAACTTCTTACACGAATTTTTTCATTTGTTATTGCTTCATCAAAATAAGGAGATAAGTGAGAATAACGTATGATTTCTGGCAATATGCAATTATGGTCTATTGGGAACCCACTGCCGAATAAATGCATTTCATTTTCGCTAAAATCTAAAAACGTGATGCGGCCATCGGCGGAAGCTAATTTTATTTCTTGTTTTGTTAAAGAATCTAATCTTAGTTTTTCAAAAGATCCTGTCACTACAGCTTCGTAGTTATAGTTTTTTGTTGGATCAGATACTCCTAAAGATTGATAATTTCGAATATGTTCGATCCATTCAGATTCAGACAACGCTTTAGACCAAAATCTTAATTTTAATGCCCTACCATCAAACACGGTTGCTCGTGCACCTGAATCTTGAACAGAAGTAGAGTTATTTAAGAACCTATATGCAGAAGTTGTTCCTGTAGGTATAACTTGGTTTGATCCTAACGTTATAAACGTTCCAGACACGTTAGTGTTATGAGTTTTATCAAGTCTTCTTAACACATTCGAATTAAGTGCAGATGAAGATGAACCAGTCAATTCATAAAAATAATTTGAAGTTGTCGTAACATAATCGACGTTACCTTCATTCTGAACGCCAGCCCTTAAGAAGTATGATGATGAAACAATGGACCCAATTGAGTCATTTCTCTCGCAGCCGAATGATACATTCCAAATGTCTCCTCCGAATATTGCATTCTTTGGCAATCCCAAAGACATGCTTAATACTGGTGCAAGAGAATCATTTCCTGGTCTTAAAAACAGCGTAACTTTAGTAGCTTTTTCATCATAATATCCGACTAGATTTGCGACAAGACCGGGATTTTGAATTCCTGAACCTGTAACACATAACCTGGCTAAGCTTTGTGTAGTCGAAGTAATCGTAGAGGTAGTCGGGTTATATTTGTAACTTGACTCAAACGTCCAAGAACCTGAAGTAAACAATCCATCATTTTCTGAATTTGATATGCCATGAGGATCATATGTCTTTTTATTAACAAAAACTCCTTCAGGCTGTGGAAATCCAACTTCTGTTCTTGAAGCAGATAAGAAAGGAGAAATGACTAATGATGATGTAGAAAAATTAACAATTGCAGTTACATCTGATTTAGATTCTCTAGCATTTTTTAATTGTCGGTATGTGGGTCCGCCATATTCTCTGAACCTCATGCTTGCATCTGGTTCTATGCCTAAAGACCTCAAAAAAGCTTTTATGCTATGTTGGGTTCCCTTTGAACGAATTACCGTAGGAAGATTTATTAACACTCTTCTTAACAGTTCATGTTGAACAGATCGAAGAGATAAACTTTCATTTCCTTTTATTAAAGGATCTATGTTTTCTGCCAATACATACTGCTCTAAATTAGAAGAAGTAAAAAGGGGAGGTAAGAAAAACCCATAATGTTTTGCTAGATCAGATAGCAAATTGTTCGGAATACTTTTATTCAAGTCGTAATCGACTGTCTTTAGGGTATTGAACACGTCCAAAAATAATTTGATTTCATCAAAGAATTTTGCCCAAATGTATAGAAGCGATAACATTACTTGAACATTGTTTAATTCGCCTTGGCCTGGTATGCCAGTACCACCATACTGCGAACCATTATTTTCTTCTGCTTCGCTGAAACCTTCGTCTGCTGCTCCCTCTAATAGATAATGTCTAGGAATTAATCTGGTTATTAAGTTTGGATTAACTTCGTCATAACTTGATCCGCTAGTCAATAACTCTACGTTTAAGTTTATGACATCTGTTTGCGAAGGAAACAAAATAGGAGACAAACTGTCTCTTTCATAAGTTAAATTACTTGTAACATCCAATGCTGCATTTTCTCTTAAACTGCCTGTAAAATTCGTTATATAAGAATGCAACGAGTTGCCAGAGCTATCAAGAACTATTGCATTTATTACATCATTAGTGATTGGAGATAATGGAGGTGGTGGTTCATTAAATTTATAATAGAGCTTTAAATCAGAAGAAGCATAAATTGATTTTTTTGCATATGAAGATTGTTGTCCGATCGATCGAATCGAATGAAAAATCCTCAATTCATCCATACTTCCTGATAACGTCTGCAAGGGCGTAATTGTAGAACCATTAACTAAATATTGTGATCCGCTTCCTATTAAAAGATCTGCATAATCTATGTTTAAATCGCCTATTTGAACCTTACTTGACGTTTGTGCTTCTAAGGATTCATTGTTATAAAATTTAAGATTATGAAACTTTGAATCTCTATCAAGCGTAAAACATAAATGATTAAATTTCCCTTTATCTATGTCCTTAGAAACAGACATATTAAAAGACCCAGAGAATACGTCAAACTGCGCTTGAACTTTAGAAGTTGAAACGGTCGGGTTAAGCCTTATAGAAAACCCATGGTTGTCATTAGGATTAATTTTCTGAATAACGATCTGTGTTCCATTAGTTGCAATTTCAGGAATTTTTAATTGCATTTCTATGCTCAATGATTTTCCATTTTTAGGGGTTAAAATGGAAGAATCAGCTGTAGCGTTTGGGCTTAAGGAAGGAAATAAGGAACCAGGAATATCTTTTGCGATGATATATGTTCCAAATGCTGGGGAAGTTTCAGATGTTTGTGTTCCTGAGAAATGGAGCTGGCCGTGGTACTTTGGAAATCTATCGAACAACCATTTATCGAACCCAGTTAGACTTGTAAAGAAATCTTCTATTTCTTTCCTCGTTCCGTCAAATGGATATCCGTTGATGATCTGTTCAAACGCCAAGTTAACTTTAGCTTCTGCAGACATGAAGAATGTGTGATTCTCAAACTTCGACCAATCAACGTTAAGCTGTTGAGTTGATTTTAATCCAACGCCATCTGGATCATATGCGAATGAATTTTCATTTTGAAAATTTGAACCAGAAATTTCTGCAAACGTTAATGAGATGGATCTTCCACCTTGATTTGCCGCTCTTAAAAAAGACGGAATGTATTGGGACGCCTTATAACTTGCCATCTTTAGTTAACCTGGGTATCGCTCACTTTAAATACACTAGAAACGGATTTAAAAACCTTTTTAGTACCACCCATGACTAACATTATATCAATTGTATAACTTCTTTCTTTCGTTAAGTTTGAAATATCCAAATTAAAATACATTCCATCTGAGTCGCTGCTTATTCGCGTAGAAGAATATGTTTCATCAAAAGGTATCAAAATTTCATTTGTAGAAACATCTCTAACTTGGTAATACGCTTTACGCAAAACTAATGAAGACAATTCTATAGGCTTTTTTACCAGTTTTATTAATGGAGAAGTATGATCGAATATGTTTAAACGAACAAATACGTTTTCATCTGATCTGTGCAATTCCTGCAATCCAGATGTTGTAACGACGTAATTTTTAAAGTCTATTGTTTTGCTAGAAATCTGGGGTGGGTAGACTGTCAGTTTGCTTCCCGTCAAGTATCCTACTGTATTATCTAAAGAAGCCCATACCGGTGTAAAAACCACCGACCCAGATTTCATTAACTCATTTTTTAGCAAGACGTTTGATTGAGGGATTATAAATGATGCGGAATATAATCCTGTCGTATAATTCAACCCATCATAATGTTGCGACCCGGTAAAGAAAATATTGTAAGTTCCTGAACCGTTTGACAAAGTTGTTGTCAGCTTCAATAGTAAACAATTTGATCCCGTTACTTGTGATAAAGAAGATCCGCTTAAAATATTTGAAGGTTCATCAAAAAGATAATTTCTAATAAAAATGCTTGATTGAGCATCGAATCTTAGATTTTGCGAGTCGTCTTGAATAGAATCGTTATATTTTACGATTAATCTTGGGTGTTTTGCTTCATTATAAGCTGACTTGCTTGCAAACCTTTTTACGAAATATGAATATTGATCACTTTCTTGAGAAGGATTGAATGAAATTCTGTATCCACTATCAGGTAATATACCAGCTAACGTTGCAGAAACTATCGTTGTTACATCAACATTCAAATCTTCTTCGCCTGTATTAAAATGTTGATTAACTTTTAGATTCGTTCCAGTTATTCGAGCAGAAGAAGTAATATAATCGCAAATTGTCTCTGCAGAACCTCCGCTGTTTGCGCCTAAAGATATCCAGGGATTGTTGATAGATGCTGATGCAAAGTTGCAAGCATCATAATCAGAATAATAAACAACGTCTCTTCCACTTCCTTCGTCAAATGATTTAGAAAGAGGGTACAAAGAAATATCAAAATTTGAAGGTGTTGTTTGTCCGCCGTACACATCAAATAATTTAAGATAGCAATTAAAACTGTTGCTATTAACGTTGATTTTTCCAGCGGAGATTAAGTCTTTAAGGGGCTGTAGGTTAAAATGTACCAATAACCTGCTTAACTCCAAGTTAGCAACGTCATTTGAAGAGAATGTAGTTCCAAATAGTTTGAAAAGGTCCAATGATCCAGCTGCACCAACGTTTGATCCAGTTCTAAATGAACCTGAACTAGCGATTTTGATGAATCGATTAGTTATATACGCGTCTTTATCGGCTTCTAAAACCTTGTACATGTTACAAAGCTGTCCTTCCTATGATATCAAACTCTGGATATTTAAATTCAAATATCCCGCCTTCTGGTGGGTATAACATTCCTTTTCTAAGATTGCTCTTCACATCATAATTGAAGTTGCTATACGTTCTTCCGTTCGTTTCTCCATTCAAGTTTTTGAATTCAATGTTGATAATTGATAGAACTCCTGGAGTGTTAAAAATTAGATTTTGAATATCTGATAGGACGATCGGTTGATCAATTGAAAATTTTGTAGTATTAAACTGTTCAATTAACTTACTCAAAATTGTTTGAAGAACAGTTTGCTGATTTAAAGCAGGATCAATCACAATATCAAATTGAAAAGATAAATTGACTACAGATGCATCCAAAATATCGATAGCGTCTGTAATCAATCGATAAGGATTCAAATATTTTCTTATGTTTTCCTTGAGAGTATCTGGGGCTGGAATCAATCTTGAATCAGGGGTTCTGCAAATAATGTGTAGTTGAGTTGACAGTGGATTATTTTTATTTGCTCTCACTGCAGCTCTAAAGACACGTCCAAAGTTTGCAGGCAAAGAGTATATTCTTGCGAGTAAATCTTCTTTTGTTACGATTCTTTCCTGCGCGTTGCGAGACGAAGGAATTAAAGACTTAAGTTCATCAATCGTTGGAGCGTCTTCTCCACCCGCAGCTTGCGATTTGTTGATTACTCCCATACTTCCTCTTACCAAATTGATTATTTCTAATCTTGGATTCAAAGGAAACTCAAGAGAAACCTGATTTATATTAGTTATAGACCTTGCCGGAACGTTGTGGTTTAGTCCGCCGCCGTAACGATAAGTTACGGACAGTTGTGTGTTTGGGGAATACACACCTAATGTTCTAGTGTTTAACATCTTCAATGGATTAATAGAAGTTCTTGAAAATGTTTTTGAATATGGGAATGATATAGCAAATTCAGAAGGATCTGGGACTGCATCATCATCTATATTGTTATCATCTCCACCACCAAGTATCATTGTTGTTGATCTAGAGGCTAAATCGACAACTGTAACGAATCTATAAGGAGCTGGGACTACTTTCAAAGCTTCAGAAATATCATTTGAATCGTGCGCCGTGTTTAATACGTTTTTATACACGACATCATCTGATAAAGTACTAACTTCATAGTATGAGTTCCCCAAGCTATCACTAACTGAAAGTATGTCCGTAATGTTGTTTTGAGAAAGAGTTATAGATTTAAAAGCTACGAAAGATCCTAGTCCAAACGTTTCTGATGTTTCATAACCAGAAATGCATTTGCCATCAATAGCCATGGTAAATGTTACTGGATTTCCAGATTGGGATATTTTTCCTACTTTTATCTCCGCGACATAGCTTCCATCTGAGGTTTTGCTAGCAAAGTCTACATCTGCTAATAACGAAAAATTTATTCCTGAAGTAGAAGTAAAAATTGAATTTGCTTTGACAACAGGAAGAGAAGAAGATAAAGGTACGTATTTCCCATCAACAGCCGCGGCCGGAACTTCTATAAAAAAAGTTACATCAACAGTCGCTGGTGCAGCACCAGATATAGGAACACCAGCTGATCTAATCAATCTTTCGATGTTGCTGGTCTCTATTGCTGTGTCAGAATCTAACTCGTTGTATTGATGATCAAGATAAAACGACATGACATCGCCGGTATAGGCAGCCATGTCTAAAAACATTCCTCCCAATGAAGACTCAGAAAAATCTTGTATCTTGTCAGGATAATAGAGGCGGGCGTATTGAAGCAAATTTGCTCGCAAAGAATCAAAATCTTTTGCAAGATAACTTCTGTTTCGAAATTGTTTTAACGCTGTTTTTGCCATTTTAGATCTATATTACATGTAATGATATTTGAAGTGCTCTATTTTCAATTTTTAGTTGTGGAACATTATAAGTTATTGCGATTTTTAATATTCCAACATTTTCATTTTCTTCTCTATCAAATCTTGAAGAGAAATCTTTAAGCGACACGAAAGGCATCCACGTCGAAACTGAATCTTTTATTCTTTGTATCGCTTCGCCGTCAAAGGCATCCAAAGAAGATAACTCAGACGTTAAATCTCTAAGATTTGCGCCAAAATAATAAAAGCCTAGTCTTTCACCCCAATTTGTCAACAACAAGTTTCTAAGGTTATCATGAATTTGATCTGCATTATCATAATGCATCGCAAATAAATTATTATCATTTAATCTTAAAGGCGTCTTTATGCCTACAGGACTTCTAGTAAATGCAGGAATTTCTTCTTTGCTTTTTACTGCAGTTTTCCCAGAGCTTTTAAAATTATATACAGACATAACGACCACCGGTAAATATCAACGTTTGAAGATATCATGCCCAATCAAGAAAACTATGTTTGGTATTGGGGAGGAAACGCATTGCAACAGTCTTTAAATCTTCTTCACAAAACGCGTGGTACAACATTACTTTTGTACCACGCCTGTCTGCTTCGGGGGGAGAGGTTTGCCGTCAGGGCCTTTGACAGGTTTGCCGTCAGGACCTTTCTCGGTGACTAATCCAAAATTTGCAAAGAGAAGGGGCTCGCGGAATGTGAAATACCCTAATTTATCAAGTTCTTGTCCTTGAAATGCATTTGTCACGTCATTGAATGGTGTTGTGTCCATAAGCTGTATCGCTTGTGTTGCGTCGGGCCCGTTATTTTCAATTTGTTTACAATAATTGTTCGTTTTAAAAATAGCCAGAACGCGTCGTTCACGAGGGTTAATGCCTATGGCTTTACCTTCTTTAATGATCTGATTTTTATTTTTTAGCTTATTAGTTCTTGGAATTTCTGATATTCCCAAGAACAGACCTGTACCTGAATCATTAGTTCCTTCGCGCGATTCTCCGCCGCCAATTTGGATGAATCCTAAATCATATTTTGCGTTCAATATTGCTGAAGGCCTCGGTATGTCTGTCTGTAAATGAAATGTTACCGCGGGTGGTTTGCTAGTATTAAATAAATTCAGGTAGTATTCTTTCCCAGCGTCACTTACTCCTTGATCATTCGTGACGTACTTTTTATCGATCATTTTAGGAATGTCTCCACCTTGGGAATTCAATAATTGTTTTAATTTAGCTTCATCTTTATAGACTAGGTCTACTGTACCAGGTTCAGTATTGTCATCGTCAAGGGCACCGCCTTCTACAGCAAAAATTGGATATGTTAATGTGTATAAATTATTGGGATTTTTTTGATCCGCTGAATAAGCAAAGTCCGTCGTGTTTCTATCTTTCGTCACGAGCAAGATGTGTTCGCCACCCGTCGCGCGGTCTAATCCTGTTGAATTATCCACCGTCTTGCAAATTAATATTGCATCACCGGCTACTAACTTTGGAAATTGTCCATTCTTTGCTAGCTGCACAAGTTCTTTGCCAAATATACAAGCTCTTTCTTCGAAAGGTTTTAAGTAAGGTTGCAACGCTGGATGTGCTGATTCCATAGTTCCGGCT